TTTTAATCCCATTCCAATAAAATACAGTACTACTGCTACAACAATCAGTTCCGGTTTTACATAATTCATGGTCTGTTCCATCATTCCTCACTTTTCCTTTCCAAATCCTCAATTCTGTGATTTGCCACTTTCACTTTTTCCTCTAAAATATATGTTCTTTCTACAATAGAGTTGTGCTTCTCTACCTTCTTTTCTAACTGCTCTATCCGGTACTTTACAAGCTGCGTTCCTCCGAAACTTCCAAGCAAAGTGCCGAGCAGAGATATAATTGCTACTATAACTGTATCTGTCATTTCTGCCTCCTTATTTCACGATTACCTCTCCATAGCATTCAAAAGTAACTCGGTTAGCATATTCAGACGCAGAAAGTGTGATTGCACCATTTTCCAAAAACTGAACATTTCCATACCCCACAGGTGCTTGTGCAACGTTCATAATCATTGGTAGTCTTTGATTTATATTCGGAGTAAATGGACATCTGGCTATAATAAGTGAATCTCTGATTCCTTGTGATTTAGATTCCGTTTTTGTTACGAATACCTGGTATCTCTTATATCCACTTTTTCTATAGTTCAGTGTCCATCCGTTTTCTTGATATATTTTCCATTCCGTCTCTACACTCATGTCTTTACTTACCGAACCTATATATTTATTTAATTCCGCTCCCATATTCGCGCTTAATGGAGCTATCTCGGATTCTGTAGTTAAATTATCCACAATATCTTTTTTCTCTACAAAGGATGATAGTGCACTCTTTATTTCATTTATTGCATACACTAAATTCTCTTTCGATGCTGTCGCAAGGTTTCCTAAGTTTCCAATGCTTTCCTTAACATTCTTTAACTGTTCATTCAGATTTCCAATGTATTTGCTGTAAAAATACTGCAGACCTGTCCAGCTTAAAAATTTCATTTAACCACCCCCACTTTACATGGTAAACAGCGAATCTATCTCGTTGTTTGTAATACTTTCCACGTTTGCATCCGAGCCTGCCGGACCCTGTGGTCCCATTGGTCCAATGTCCCCTTTCTCACCCTTTAATCCCTGAGGGCCTTGTGGTCCCGTTTCTCCCTTTTCGCCTTTTTCTCCTGCAGGTCCTTGAATCCCCTGTTCACCTTTTGCTCCCGCCGGTCCTGCTGGTCCAGCAGCCCCCTGCAATCCCTGAGGTCCCTGTGGGCCTGTCATACCGGTGGCTCCTGATAAGTCTGTGATGTATGTGTAAGATGACGTCCCTTTAACATATAACTTGGCGTTGTCAGCATCCTCTACATTTCCTGTGTCAATCATGACAAACTGCCCAGTCTTTACTCCATCTGTCGCAAACCCTTCATTCATCGCATTAACGGAAACAAATGTCTTAGCGATTTTAAACGCTTCCCCAGCCGGACCTTGTGGTCCCTGCAATCCCTGAGGTCCCTGTGCACCCGCAGCTCCTGCCGGTCCTGTTGGTCCCTGTGCTCCAGCTGCGCCGGTTTCTCCTCTGTCTCCTTTATCTCCCTTAAATTCTCCACTTTTAATTGCTTCATCCAGCGATTTTCCATTATACGTAACATCAGTAGAAACTACTTTGTCAGTTTTCTTTCGAAATGCACCATTTGCCCATTCCTGCATTTTTGTTTTAAATGTTCCAAGTCCTGTAAAATCTAAAAATTTCGCCATATTCTTTCTTCTCCTTTATTACTGAAATAATCTATTGATTTCTTCTTCTGTGATAACTTCATTTCCTGCTCCTGCTTCCAGCTCTCCAATCTTCTGTTCTACAGATTTTCCTTCTGCAAGCTGCACGCTTTCCGCCATGCACAGCGGGTAATTTCCATTGTTTTTTACAGATAAGGTGTTGACGATTACAACACCGCCTTCAATGCTCTGTGCCATCTTTCAAACCTCCTTATTTTACTGTGACTGCTGTAGATCCCAGCCCTGCATTTACAGACATCCAGACATCATAACTCTGCTTGTAACCGGATGCGTTGGTAAATTCCAGAGTCCGCGCCTTTTTAAATCCTCCGTCAAATCCGCCCACGTTGAATGTTGGCGTTCCAAAGGATGTCGGAAATGCGTAAACAATCTTTTCACCTTCTCCTGCATTGACCGTAAATGTGCGTCCTCGTCCACCTGCTAATGAAGATCCTTCCAGTGCCAGGATATCGGCATTTTCCAGCTGTTCCTTGTTAGTTTTTCCCCAGTATACTTTTGGCTGGAACGTGATGCCAACCGTTCTGGATACAACTGCATCCCTCTCATCTGTCACTGTCAGCACAATGTTGGTATTTGTTTTCAAAGACTTTCCTGTATAAGATTTCTTTCGAAGTGCTTTATCCAGTATTTCCTCCTGTTCTGCTCCAAATTTGATTTTCTGTGTTTTTGGCTCTTTATTTAACGCCCATGCAATATCAGATGCAGTAACTGTCGCACCGATTTCGTTGCTGCTGTTCGTGGCAGTCAGACTGTTGATTGCAATCTTGGTGTACGCCAGGTCATCGATTTTTTTCTTGTACTCATCCGAAAAATCATTGCTGGATAAACCTTTTCCCACCTCCTTCTTTACGTATCTCTCATCATTCTTCTGTACCAGGTGTGCAAGTCCATCCTGATCCAGGTACTTCTTTTCTGCGGCCAGTGCCGCTGCTTCTGTTGCTTTTTTTCTTGGCATACTTATTCTGCTCCTTTCATAATCTCGTCAATCTCCGGATTGGTGATCGACTCTATCTCCACAGTTTCGCTTCCCCCGCCTTCCGGCAGTTCCACTTCACTGAGTAGATTCTCTCCAGAAAAAAGCTGCATCCGGTTTTCTTCCAGATACAGCCTGTCCCCTTTTTTATTGAGTTGCTCTAACACCTGCTCCAATGCGTGTTTATCATCTGGCGCTTCGTAATCTTGTGGTTTTTTTCTTGCTTTGACTCCCAACCGAACTTCGAACGTTGTTCTTCCTTCTCCCGGAATCGTCTGATATACATACGCATTGATTATTCCGTTTTTCTTCAGCAATTCATTTGGAATTTCTACAAAGATATCTCCATCCTCCACTGTTCCAAGCACGATCCACGCTTGTTCTGTACATCGATTTGAAAAATGTACCTGTATCTGCTTTTCCTGGATCTGCATTCCACAAATCTGGAGTACTTGTCCATAATCCCATTGTGTCAACTTTCCATCGATATCCACACGCCTGGAGCATTCATCAAATACTGCAATTATCATTCTTATGCGCCTCCTCCAAGCGAATCGACATCCGAATTCGGAATCCCCTCTATCCCTGTTACTTCTCCGGAATCACCCCGGGGAATTTCGAAATCAAATACCGCCTCTGTTTCTGTACCCGAATTTTCAACAGACGCCTCTGTTCCGGCCTCCCCGGTCGTAGTAGTTCCGATCCGTATCGTTGCTGCTTTTCCTGCCGGTCCTTCCGGACCCTGAATACGTCCTACATTTTTCCACTGTCCAGATACGTTGTCCCATACATGTAGATTTCCATCCACCAGATAGGATTCACCCACATTTCCTGTTGGATGTTCTCTGTTCAATTCCTCTTCTGTTTTATAGGAGCCCAGTATAGTAACACCCGTTCCATCTTTCCCAGGCTCCCCCTGAATCCCCTTTTCTCCTCTTGGACCAGGATCTCCTTTCTCTCCTTTAGCCCCTGTTGCACCGGATAAATCTACCATGTACTCATATCCAGTTGCGCCCTTTCTATAAACCTTGGCATTATCTGCATCATCCGGGTTACCGGTACTTATCATCACAATCGCATTTTCCGGAAGACCATCGGTTTCAAATCCTGCATTCATCTGTCCTACAGAGGCATAAATCTTTTGCACGTTTAAAGCAATGCTTCCACTTTCTATGGTTCCTGACTGCAGAGAATCAATTTCAATCGTTGTAATTTCAATCGGATCATACTTCTCCAAACGATTTAGTATGTCTACTAGTGCCTGATATTCACTGGTTGACTGTATTTCGGATGCAGCCACTAAGTTTTCTCGGACCTCCATCTTCACCTTAAATGATGTAACAGCATTGCTACCATCAATCAAATGAAGCTGGCATTCCGTATTTCCCACTTCTGCAACCATTTGCGGCGTCAGACTGAACAGGACGCAATAATTACTTATCACGGTTCCTTCTGTGTAAGTTTCTGATCCGCTTGGTTTCTTACAATAAATCCTGGCCTTACTGATTGTCTTTGCCATTCCGGAAATCATACAGCGCAGAAGTCTGCCCGAATCGTACTGTACTGCATAGATTGTTTGCATAATTCCTGGGTTTCTCACGTCAATGTATAAAGTTGTCGTTGTTTCCATATCACACCTTCTTTCTTATCCCGGTATCCACCTGACGAGGTGAACGTCTCCCGGCAACACACCTTCACCGCTTTTGTATCGCAGCACACAGTCCCACGGATAGTTATAGTATCCGGTTGTCCAAATTTCCTCTCCTGTCTGATCACCAGTCTGGCCGCCGGTTGTTCCGCCAAATTCATTTTGGCTGGCCTGCACAACCTGTCCATTTCCAATTCCCATTGCAGTATGGTTTACGATGTTCAGAAGGATATCCCCTCTTTGTACACCAGATCCTGTTGCCAGATTTATCTGCCCTGTCACATCCGTAAAACCGCAATTCAAAAATATTTCCCGCATATTACCGGTGTAGGTTGCCCCATTGCTTTTTACTGGAACCCCGGCATTTTCCCACGCCTGAATCAATAACGAGGAGCAATCGTAATCTGGTCCCCATCGATTTGCCTGATCATATCCGTGGCTATTATCATTTGCAATTTGAATCGCCCAGTTTACCGCAGCTTCTATTTTTTCAGATCCTCCTGCATATTGACTCAGGTAGTTGTACCAATATCTTGCCTGCTGCCGCCTCTCGGCTTCCACTTCTACGCCTGCACGTTCAAAGTTTTTCAAAAATGCAGATGCCAGATATTCCGGTGATTCTCCGCTGACCTTAAACTGATCAAACGACAGCGGATATGCAGCGGTTGCAATCCACTGACCAAAAGAAACTGTAACAGAATCTATCCACGTAAGCTGACCGTTTGGATCCGTAATTCCATATCCGTTCGCACCTGCCCAATTTGTATAATTTGTTGCCGGTGTCCACTGTACCAGTCCAAAACCTCCACTATAGTTTCCCTCCTGCAGGCTTTGCCAGATTCCGGGATTGATGTTCGATTCACTTTGCATGTTGCCGCATATCCCAGCAATAGCATTCAGCGACCATCCTTTTTGTTCAAAAAAACTTAGTACTTCTCTTGCATTCCCCTGCATCTGCTCTGTGGTCAGATAAAAGTTTCCTATCGTCCATGACATCAGAAATCACCTTCTTTCGTGATTCCGCCCACAAGAAATCCTTTTTCAAACCTTAGATTTGTCCCATTCGAAAAAACTGCAGTTCCAGTCTTTCCATAAACTCCGGGTCCAACGTTTTCCGCATCTAACAGAACCGCATCCTTCGTGATTCTTAGTAAGTTTTTGCTGTCTTCTTTGTTTCCATCGGTGAATAATAGTGCATTTCCAACATACGTCATACAAAGAACGCCCTCATCCTTTTTGTTTGAAAATAATATTGTTCCGTCCTTTATTGTCACACGCCGATTATCGCTCAAAGAATCGCAGATATATTTCCCTTCTGCGTAAATTCCATCTTTATCCAGTCTGACTATTTCTTTCCCGCTTGCATCCAGCACCCTTGCAACGCCACTATTATTGTCAAATCCTCCGATTTCCAATGTTCCACCTCTGATCCGATCAGCCAGCATTGTTCCTGCTGTGATAAAATCAGCAAAGAATCCCTGTCCTGTTCCAAAGGTGGACCAGTCCCAGTCTCTTCCATCTGCAGTTCTTTTACTGGCAATCTCGAACCCCATTGTACCAAGGCACATTGCTCCAAACGTTTCCGACTCCGGATTCAAATCTTCAAATAAAACAGCGCGTACTTTCTGTTTTTGTGCGATGTCGGACTGTGCCCGAAACTGTGCTTTCACTCCGTTTATGATGCCGTTGACCTGTGCTCCTATCACAGTGCCATCCGGTCGGATTGCACTTTCTATCCGATTTGACATACTTGATACATCCGCAATGAAATTATATTGAAAGTCTCCCAACACAACAGATGCAACCTCTTCATTGATGCAATCCCATTCCAGTTCTATGACACGTGCATCTGTTACAATATCCAGTTTGCTGTGACGACAATGTACCGTGTCTCCGATAGAAACTTCTTCCAGTTCCCGGATATCCGCGTACAATTCCGTATCATGCAGCATAACCATATCAGCGGATATCGTAACCTTCGGCTTGTCAATTCCAGCTTCAAACTGTTCCTCGCATTTTTCTTTTAACGCATTGTTTAGTTCTTCCTGTGTATTGCAGATCACGATTCCGTTCTCTTCGTCATCTTCCGCAGCATCGGCCTTCATCTTCACATCTTCAAATGTGATCACTCCGTATTTTATTGTTGGATATTTATCAAGCAGTGGTGAGTCCACCCACGGTTCATTCCCCTCTATCATGTATCCGTTATATGCCTTTGGTACAATCCTTGTAATGACCTCGCTGGTATCAATCTCTTCCTGCAGCCCGTTTTCCGCAATGTTTTTCCCGTATAAAACCTGCACCCCATTATCGATTCCAACTCGGTCATTGACGGTGATCGTATAATTATCAAAAAGAACCTCACCGCCCCATCTGTTCAGGAAGGAGTTCTCCTCTTCTCCGCAGATTGCTTCGATCAGGTTCTTTGTCTGGTAATATGCTGTTGATATTATTTTGATATTAGATTTTCCACTGTACTTTTTATTTGGTGCGGTCATGATGTCCAGTGCCTGCTGCCCGTTTTTTTCCGTTGGACGTATATCCAACAGAAAACAATCATCAATCGCATCCATAAAAACCGGTTCCAGTTCTGCACTCACGCCAGCATCTGATTTTGCTTTCTTTTTGATCCGAAATAACTGTGTTCCATTGAATGACTCCAGTTTTACGACTGCGTCCTCTTCTATCCACTTCCAACGTCCCTCTTCATCGATCGGGTGCTGAATCTCCGCTTTCCAACTTCCGTTTAGTATTGCTTTTACAGAAGCGCTCTCCGGAAGTAATGGCATATCACCGTTATGTTCATAATCCGTATTTTCTGGTTTATAAAGTTCTATCCTTATAAGCACCTCCAGTTCGGAATCACTTTCAGATCAAATCCTCTTGAGATATACACGGTATTCTCTCCCGGTAAAAGATGTAGTTCTGCATAATCTCCATACACAGATGTGTTCATCAATTCTCCATCTTTTCTGTATGCCATCAGCCTGTCTGTATCAATCACCAGATTCTGGCCAACATTCGCTTTCATTTGACTTCCGTTTACCTGCAGGATGCACTCACCTTCACCTGTGATCAAATAGACCGGCCTTGATCTGTCATATGGATTGTAAAACACCTCTTCCGGTGTATATTCTGCTTTTCCATCTGTTCGATATCGGTATCCCTCACACGTAAATTCTACCTCAAACTCTCCGACCTCTTTTACTTGCCGTTCTGCCGCATTGATCTTAGTATGTTTTACATGATAGAAGTACTCCAGTTCATCGCTTAAAATCAATTCTGTATCATCTTTTCTCATGAGCCATCTTCTCGCAGTCCGAAATCGCTCCTGCCACCTTTGAGAATTTTCTGCAAATGTAAATGGAACTGTGATTGTAATGTCGCTCACAGTTCCATCTTCTTTGAATATGCTCCCATCTCTTCCTGGTATTTTTACCTCTGTGTAGTTGTATTCTGCCGAAGGGATAGACGGTCTTTCTCGTACAAGTATTCCTATTTCTGTATTTGTATGGCCGTTTCTGATAATTTCATACATTTACCGTCTCCCCTTTCCTCTTTTTGTGTGATGTACTTGAGATGTAAATCCTTTTTTGGCTGTTTCTACAATATAAGAATCAAGCTTTTGATTTCCAATTTGCACACCGACATTATTGTTCAAAACAATGTTAGTCTGTGTAGCACTTGCCAGAGCCGGAGTTCCTCCGTACATGCTCTCACTCATCGTCTTGGCAACTCTTTTTACCGCATTGGAAACCTTGTACACATTCTCATTGATTCCTTTTACCATTCCATCGATAAAATCCGGCATCCATGTTTCATAATCTCTCAAAGGTCCTTCATCCGGTCTTGAAAAGTGTAAAAAGGATCGAATCTTATCTCCGATTCCTTTCACTGCATCCACAATCCCGCGGACTCCGGATAATATCCCTTCTTTCAATCCATTGATAAAATCCGCTCCCCATTCCCAGGCATTATCGATCCACCCGGAAATTGTGGATCCAATTTTTTCGAAAATATCACTTACAATCTTCGGAAGTTCCCGGATTGCATTTTTAATTCCATCTCGTAATGCTTCAAACCCACTGATCGCAGTTTCTTTTACCAGAGATACCAATGTGGATACCACATTTTTAATTTCATTCCAAATATTTGATGTAATCTCCTTGATGGAATCCCAAATATTCGCAACTGCATTTTTGATATTATTTAAAATATTCTCCAGATCCGATTTTAATTTTTCAAAATCTCCAGTCACAAGATCAATCAAAAGAAGAACTGGAGCCAATGTTGCATTTTTGATAAATTCCCAAGTATTCTCAGCCAACATTTTTATTCCAGTCCAGATTCCGCCTAAATCTTCTTTTAGCCGTTCGAAAGAATCTTTGATAATCGATATCAATTCTTTGATAATCGGAATTTCCATGATACTTGTCCATACAGATTCAAACTTTGCCTGTACACTATCCCATATACCATTCCACCATGCCGGTATTCCTTGAAAGAACGATACCATCTCATTCCATGCATTGGGAATCGTTTCTGTAAAAAATTCTACAATTCCATCCCATGCTGCAAAAAATCCGTCTTTGATTGCCTTTAAAATCCCGTTCACACCATCACGGAACCATTCGAATTTATTGTATAAAGCAACCAATGTCACTATAATTGCCGTTATAGCCGCAATTACAGGATGTGCCGTTATTATTCCAAGTAACCCCGTTACTGCCGTTTTAATTCCACCAATCAGATTTGTCACCACTCCTCCAATTCCGGATAATTTCGACAGCGTACCTGCTACCGCAGATATCCCCAGTGATATCTGGCCGATTACCATCAGTAGTGGTCCTAATGCTGCAACCAGAATTCCGACTACTACAATCACCTGTTGCACGCCTTCCGGTAGTGCTGAAAATTTATTGACAAGTGCGGTAATAAGTTCTGCTACCTTCTGGACAATTGGTGCCAGTGTATCTCCAATCTGAATCGCTGCGGTTTCCAGAGATCCTTTTAATTCCTCGATTGCTCTTGATCCATCACTCATCTGAGAATTGGCCAACCTTTGTGCTGCCTCCTGATCATTTGCCGCGTCGATATATTTTTGAAGCCCCTCAGTTCCGCTATTCATCATCACAGTAGCAGCACGCATTGCATCGGATCCGAAGATTGTCGATAACGCCGCATCTCTAGATGCCGAATCCAAACCGCCAAGTTTATCCTGCAGCTCCTCAGCAATCTCTGAAGCTCCAAGAAGAGTCCCGCTGGAATCTCTTGTCTGTATTCCAAGCTGTTCAATCATTGTTGCAGCGCTGTCTGTTGGTGCCGCCAGCCTCTGGAGCATGGTTTTTAAAGATGTTCCGGCATCGCTTCCCTCGATTCCGGCATCTGCAAAACGGGCCAAAACCGCTGTTGTTTCCTGTATAGACCATCCTGCGTTTTTTGCTCCTGCAGAACACTGTGCCAGTGCCTGTGTGAGAGGTTCTACATCCGTAGAAGATGCAGCTGCTGCCCCGGCCAAAGCGTTTGCCGCTTCTGCAGACTCATTCGCAGATAGACCAAACGCTCCCATTGCCTGTACAACAACATTTGCTGCCTCTCCAAGATCCATCCCGGAAGATGCCGCAAGGTCCATTGTAGTTTTTAATGCCCCTGCTTTAATGTCGGCTTCTGTCAAACCACCTTTTGCCAGTTCTGTGATCGCATTTCCTGCATCAGTTGCAGAAAAGACTGTATCCTGTCCGGTCTGGATTGCAAGCTGTCTTAGATCTTCCATTTCAGACATGGGCTTATCAAGTGCTCCCGCCGCCTGACTCATTGCATCGTTGAAATTATTTGCCATAACAGTGGATGCAGCCCCTACACCGGTCAGTGCCCCCGTTACTGGCAGCAAGGATTGTCCGACTCCTTTGACCTTATTTCCAAACTCTCCGGATACCGCAGATACTTTTGCAAGATTCGCACTTGCACTTCCTGTAGTCTCTTTTAGTGATTTCAGTTTCTGTTCTGTCTCAACAATCTCTCTTTGAAGAGAATCGAATCCTTCTGGACTGATCGGCTGTCCAAATTCATCATCTACTTGCTTTTTCTGTGCTTTCAGTTCTTTCAGTCTATCAGACGATTGGTCTACCTCTGTCTGTAGTTTTTTGTACTCTTCCGTATCAATCTGACCACTTTCTTCCATAGACTTCATGCTCTTTTTGAGCTTGTCCATTTTTTCGTTGGTCTTTACAATCTCCTCTTGAATCGGAGTATACGCTTCTTTCCAAGCATCATAATTTCCAGCGGTTTTTGCTGCCTGTTCGCTTGCCTGTTTTAAAGTTTCCAGCCTGTTTTTCGTTTCACTGATCGACTGCTGCAGCAACTTCTGCTTCTGATTCAGCAATTCCGTATTCGTGGGATCCAGCTTCAGCAATTTATTGACATCTTTTAATGACTGTTCTACATCGTATAGTTTTTTTGTCAACACCGGACAGTGCCTTTTCCAACTTGGAAGTATCGCCGCCAATCTCTATGGTAATTCCTTTTATTCTGCTCCCTGCCCTTACATCCCTCCTTTACAGTGCATCAATATCCGCCTGTGTTGCAATTTTCGGATAATCATACTCATCATTCTTCATTTCGATAAACATATCGTTGATCATTCCAATGCTTAACAGGTCTAAATCAGAAATAGAAATACCGCATTGTGCACATCGAAGCATAAACAATGCGGTATTGACCTCACGGTCTATTTCCCTCTCTTTTTTTTTGGAACTGACATCTGTTTATTTTCTGATTTCCACATTTCCATGATTTCCGGCAGAATCTCATAGATATCAAATGTCTCGAACTGATCCAACCACTCGTTGATATCGTCCGGCTGGTCAGGATCGCCATGTTTATGCATCAGAAACGCAATGTTTTCAAACATTTCCAGTGATTCGATCGGGATTCCGCTTTCAAACTTACTTTCATCAAATTCTGTACCTTCTTTTGCGCATTTTTTCTGCATCTCGTCTTTGAGTTTTTCCTGGATCTTGATCTGCTTTTCAATTTTCTGCATATCTACAAAAATATCTCTCCCAAATTTCAGTCGATAAATCCGGGGGATTGCGGCAGAACTTTTGAATTTATATTCTGTTCCATTGATTGTGATTGTTTTTCTCATCCTAACCTCTCCTTATGATACTTCCTGATCTGGAATGTATACCTTATCAAACCACTTTTCGTATAAATCATCTGCTGTATCTGCTGTTGTCTTTGCCCGAACCGCCATTTTCTTAGCTGTTCCAAGCTGTACAGCGGATGCAGAAACTGTGACAGTGTCAGTTGTAGGTTCAATCGCGTCCTCTGTTGTGCTGGATTCTGTTGTAGGACGTGTAGAGGTACAGCAATAGAACCAGAACCGTGTTCCCCTCACATCGCCGTCAATTTCAAATCCCAGCGCAAACCGTTTTACTTTTGCAGTCGCTTCCTCCAGCATGACTTTGTTCTTGTCAATGTATTCACTTAAAATCTTTTCCCGGAACTCATCCGTGATCAGCGCCATTTCCCAGTCTCCCTCATATCCGCTATTGGAAGAAGAAACATAATACTTGATTCCATCCGCATAAAACGGTGTCAGTTCTCCCTGCGCTTCCAGTGAAAGCGATACGGATCCAGGTACCGCAAACGGTGTATCAAATGTAATTTCTCCCGTGTCACTTTCCTGCAAAAGCGCAACATGCGCATTACGGATATTGAATTTAACTTTATCCTTTTTTGTTGCTTGTCTTTCTTTCCTTACTTAGCCCTCCACTTCATATAATACTTCATACATATTTTCTGATTTAATATACTGTTCACTTTTCTGCCAGAAGAGATCTGCTGCATCAAGTGCCGCTTCTACACGTTCTTCCAGTTCAAAGTCCTTTTCATCTGTATACAGTTCAATATCAACTTTGTTTGATTTAAAATATACCTTCCCATCTGCGGAGAAATTTCTCGTTTCCGGAATCAACCAGCAAATAAAAGGAGGATTCACCGCCTCACGTTCTTCGAAATGATGATACCGATATTCAATTTCCAGTACATCCAGAATTGCTTCTATCCTCTCCTTTGTCATAAATATCGTTCTATCCTTTCCTGTAGAATTTCCTTTGCGTGCTTTTCTGCAATTTTGATATGCGGGATCCCGTCCACTCTTCCACCATTCCTCTTTGCGTGTCCTTTTTCCAGCAAATGTGTAATCCGGTATTCCGGCTTTTTGGAATACACCACCATATCATAGCGGTGCCTTCCACTCAAATTTTTGTCTCGTTTATAGCTCCAGTGCTTTGCATATTCACCGGTATCTCCTTCCGGTGATATGGAACGTAATTCCGCAGCTGTCTGCTTCGCCGTCTCTTTCACTGCCTTTTCCACAGCTTCCTGTACATCCTCACGATACGCAGCTAACTCCTGCATGACTTCGATTGCTAACTGATCAATATTAATTTTCGGCATGGTTTCTCACATCCTCATAAGTCGTTACTACCCTTTCCAGAGAAAGCAATAAACAAGGTGGCGTTTCATCGTATTTATTCTGGATCTGTATGATCTTATACTGCTTTTCTCTGATTATGCAGATGTCCATCGTAGAAATGTCTTCTACCGGCAGAATTGCAACTACTTCGTCAATCTGATTGGATAATACCTTTGCCTCATAAAACCGTTTGATTCCTACTGTCCGAAACCCAAACCGGATTCCACAATGCTTTGTTTCTACAATTTTTCGTCCTTTCACGCTGCAGATATCCAACATTCCGTCATTAAATGTGACAAATTTTGTATCTTTACGTCTTGGCATCGCAACCACCTGCTTTCCTTTGAAAGTTGCGCATCTGCAGGGATATGATTTCCGATTTATAGTTTTTTATAAACTCGTCCACCTGACCGGCTCTTGCATACATACAATAATTTAACAGCAGATCTTTTTCCTGTGTTTCGCTTTCAAAATCGCATTGTCCGATTTTCCCCTCAAGATACTTTTTTCCTCTTTCTACAATACCAGAGAGCTTTTTACGCTCTCTGATATCCATATCCCATGTAATGTCCAGGAAATTGCTCACGTCTTCTAAAAGATCACTCATGATTATCCCTCATTCTTCGTTACCGTCACCTGATATGTCTTGGTTGTCTTTCCATCTGTTACTTTTGCTTTTACTACATTTCCTGCTCCAGAAACCCATGTAACTCTACTGCCGTTTGCAATCGGTTTTTCATTGTAGGTCAATTCCAATTCTGCTGTTCCATCTGCAATTACCGCCTGCACCGTGTTTGATGCATCTGTTGTTGTCAAAGTGTATGTCAATTCTCCTTCTGTAAATTCTGGTGTCAGCGTGTGTCCACCCACCTTAAAATCTGCAAGATTTGCATTTTCCACATTTTCTACACTTGGAACAACTTCCACTTCATAATGCGCTGGCTGTAGATCACTGATGTTCAAAAGCATGAAGGCATTATCATCTACTGCAAATCCATGACCATACATTTTGATCAGGTAAACCCTCTCATCTTCCAGGAATCTGTAATCATCTGAATACAAGATTCTTCCGTTATTTTCGATTCCAGCTCCCATGAGGTAAAGCTTTGCCATACCAAATACAGCCTTTCCGACTCCTACCGCCGGAGACTGGATCACATCGATTGGGAATGGCAGTGTACTTACATATCCACCGCCCGGCGCCGGTCTCTGTGTTGCCGGCAGGACTTTACTGAAATAATCTGACGGATTTACCACCAGAATCAGTGTGTCTACGGTTCTTGCCTGTCCTTTTTCATTGATTGCCAGAACAGATGCCAATTTTCCAAGCTGCACATCATTAAACTTTGTAACCTTTACTGCTTTTTTATCTGGATATACTCCACCCTTGATCGTAACAGAGTCTCCCACCTGTTTTGTCATACCGATTGGCATGTCTTTTCCAGTTCCATTGATGATACCGTCTTCCAATCCATTTGCAAGCGCTTCATACAGAACCTGTCTCACATAAGCATCCAACCATTCTGGCCCCAGATCCAACATTGCTTTACACACCGGAAGAAATGCGGACAGTTTACTCAGTGTCACATCTACCTCTTTAAATCCGGATGTCAGCTCCTGGATGATCTCTGCGCAAAGTTTTCCCCATGCTGCTTTCTGATATCCATTCGTATTCATCATCATTCGTGTCAACCCTGTTACGGATGTAAACTGGATTTTGGACAACAGCGGATGATCTGTTTTCAAATCTTCGAATACTTTGTCAATTACGGTATATGGCATTACCACATCCAGATTTTCTACTGCCTGTTTCGGATTCGGTGCTTTCATGGCTTCTGCCAGTTTCTGATAATATTCTTTTTCTTTGGATGTCAGCTGTCTTACGCCGCGCTCAGACAGAATTCTCTGATCTGCTTCTTCTACGATTCCCCGTGCCTGTTCTATGACACTTTCCTGAATCTTATCGCACAGCTCCACAAACGCTGCCTGGAACTGCTCTGCATCTCCGGCTGTGATTGCCTCATTCATCTTCTGTACGATTGCTGTTTTTTCCATTTCTAATACATCTAAATTTTTCCTTAAATCATGCCTCCTCTAAAAAGATTTAATACATTGTTTTTTCTTGGTTTCTTGTCTTCCTGTGGTTTCTGCATTGCTGCAATCTGCTGCCGGAAGCTCTCCTGACTATTTAACTGTCTTTGCATATCGGACAGCTTCTCCAGAATCTCTTCTGTATTGACCGGTTCTGCTGTCTTTCCCATGATCTCATCAATGAGTCCATATTCCAGCGCCTTTTCCGGAGTGAGGTAAGTCTCATTTTCCATTAACTCAATCAACTCACTTTCCTCAATCTTCGCCCTTTCCAGAAAAACTTGCCGGTTTGCTTCCATCATGTCATCCAGATCATCGGCATATTTTCTCAGTTGTGTTGCATTGCCCGAGCAATACATCCACATATTGTGTATCAGTGCCGTTGTACCTAAACACATTTTTCTTGTGTCACACGCCTGTAGAATCAAAAACGCAACACTGTGTGCTACGCCATCCACAATCCCGACTTTCTGGTTTTGTTTTTGCTTCAGTAAATTGTAAATAGCAACGCCCTCTTTTACGGATCCACCATTTGAGTTGATATGCAGCTCAATTGTCTGTCCTTCTGGAATTTCACTCAGTTTCTCTGCAAAATATTTCGCGGAAGTCTCCGAGTCCTTATATTCCCATGCGTTCCAGTCAAATTCTCCATATTCTGTCACATCATCATAAATGTACAGAAGTGTTTTGTTCTCTGCCTGAACAGGCTGCATTCTCCAGTTTGTTATGTTTTTCCTTGTCTCACCCCTTTCACTCTGTGGTTTCTATATCCAATCCTGCAAGCAGGTCTTGAATCTTACTATAATTTTTCGTCATAAAGTGCTGGTTTGCCCAGTCTTCTTCAATTTTCGGTTTTCCGAGCACTTCCAAAATGTCATTGATCGTAAATGCTCCGCTTGAGATCAGCTTGTCTACTGGAGTTGCAATATCAAAAATATCAATATGCTTGACTGCCAGAGTCTCTATCTTCACATAATTTCCAGCTTTAAATCCTGTGTATCCGTTTCTCTTTCTGTTGATCTCCTGCTGCAGCATCTTAATTAGCGGATCTATCACAAAGGTCAGAAGTTCATCAATTGCTTTCCCTGTATCCTGTACATCTCCTTTGGCCAGACTCGGTGGGAAAGAAAATGCTCTTGCTGTAAATTCAAAGATGTCATCAGCTAGAGACTTGATATCTCGTGTTGACTCTGTAGAATACGTCTTTCCGCTTTCTGAAATATCCTGATATTCGTATCCGTCAAACAATGGCAACACCGCACTGTCGCTTTCAAAGAAGTTCTTAAAATGCGTGCTCATCAACTCCTGGAATGTTTCATCGAAATTCTCACTTTCCTGTGCAATTGCTCCAATATTCAGGATTCCTTTTTTTCCTCTTGATTTTTTATAGGCATCCTGCGCATATATCAGTAATTTTGAATACGTTTCATACATCCCATTTGTGAGATTCCTCATATTTTCTGAGTTTAATTCGAAAAACATTACTTCCGACATTTCCCGTGTTTCAGACAATTCGTAACCGTCAAATGTGATCCCGCTGAATCTGTACTCCTTCAATGCCAGCACCTCTTTGCTGTAACTGTCTGCCACATAAATGTGATTGTTTACTTCTACTACAAGGCATTCATTGTTCCGGTACAGCTTGCCAATCAGCTTATTCATGAATGACGTTGCATTCTGGTTCTGATTTGGTTCGTAATTCCAAAGATAATACTCCTGCCCTTTTACTTCTTTCTTCTTGATATACGTTTTAAATTCGCATTTGCTGATGGCATTTGCAATTTTATTGACACAAGTCCAGAAAGCCAGCTCTCTCAGATATACTTCGTACATAGCACTCTGTACATCTTTATCTTTCATAATGTCATCCACTGTGATCCTTGTGGTACTGCTGCCTCCAAGTTTTTTGATCAACCAGTCTTTAATACTTAATTTCCTACGTTCACCCCCTTAATAACTGTAAACCTGTATTTTCGGTGTTGGTTTTGCCCGTTTCTGCGGCAGCACGTTTTCCACAGTCATCGCCGCTACAAATGCCATAAATGGGTCTGTTTTTCTGCTTTTTCCTTCTATTTTTCCATATACATAATTTCCCATATCGGCATCATCCTCTTTTCCTGGCTTTCTTCCATGCCTGATTAGTTTTGCATTATTGGTGGCCCACCTTAATTCTGGAGCATCTCCCCACCGTAACCATTTATTTACAAAGCAGCTATCAATCAGAGGTGCCACTTTCATAATGTCTGATGGCCGGATCAGCTTCAGATTCTTATTTACTTTCATATCAAAACCTATTTCCTGCAGATATTTCCCGATCAATGCGAAACGAAAATCATCCAAGGCCAAAGCTTTGATATTGTAGGTGCGTTTTGCTTCCTGTATATAATTTGTAAGCAATGACGGATGTATTTCCACGTCATCTACAAGCGTCAGTCTTCCGGAATCCGCCCATTCTTTCCATGGAGCCTTGATCCTTGGAATGTCTTTCGAATTTAGGCACATCCATGAATGGCTGATGTCAAACCGTTCATCTCCGTCTCGGAAATGAAGATCTACGGAAGCCCAATCTGTTAATTTTGTATAATCAATTCCACAAACACAGCTCCATCTTTCCAGATCCGGCAGTAAGATATTGGTCGCTTTGATATTATCCCACTCCGTCACACTCATTTCTTCTGCATTTTCTGGAATATTCATTCGCTTTGTCATGAATGCCGGAAGTCTTCTCGGATTTTTCTTCCATTCCCTATATTCTTTTCTGATCTCCTCCATAAGACTTGGCAGGTATGGTAACGATGGATTTGCCATCGGCCAGTTTTCTTCCTGATCCACATCTTCTTTTTTATTCAATTTGCAGATAAACGGCAGCAATCCATTATCCGGTTCGCCACCCCGTAATATCTGTTCGGATGTTTCCAGTAGATCATCCAGCGGTCCTTCCCGCACGTCACCATTTGTCGTGTAATAAGAACGCCTTGGATGTTTCTTCTTACCAAGTCCTGTTGTAAAGACGTTTATATTCTTATAGTCTTCATATTGATGGATCTCATTAAAAATACAGATTCCGGAACGAAGACCGTCTTTTCCTTTCGGACTGTTTGTTCTTCCCTTCATAATAGACTTTGTTTTTAAGCATAAAACCTGTTCCTTCGTCCATCGGAAGAATTTCTTTAATTTCTTTATCACAGATGGGCGCTCAAATGCATTGATCACATCATGAACCGGCCGCATTGCCTGGTCCTCATTATTGGCGCAGATATCTACATCGTACTCTCTGATTCCATTATGTGGGGACATTAAACACACTGATTCGAGCGCAATTGTACCATCTTTTCCCGCTCCTCTCCCCAACATACAGAATAAATCCGGCCATCTTGGAAGCCCGGATTCTCTCCAATATGTGCAATCGTGCAGTCCGATCACAAACTTCTGCCAGGGAAATATTTCTTCAAACGGGAAGTATTTTGACATCCCGATATATTTCTCCAACTGATCACAATCTATATAAATATCTTCATGCTCAAAACACCATTTTACATGCGCGACAAGCAGCTCCTGCTCTTCGCATACTGCATAGATTTTTTTCTCAACTATATCAATCCATTCCTGAATATATGGATGTATGTTACAGCTCATCTTCATCATCTCCCGAATCATCGCCAACCGGCTTAATTCCTAGACTGTCCAGTATTTTAAGCATTTGAGCATTGACCTTAATTCTTTGATCTATCGAGTCATTTTTCTTTTGCCCTTTTTGACCTCCTCCATTATTATATTCAACGATAGCGCCTCTCTTTTTAATGTCTGCGATCAGTTCGTTCTCCAGGTCCCAGAAGTCCATATATTTATCGACCAGATCAATGTAATATTTTCCGGTGGTTCCATTCCGGGCCAGCTGATCAAGAAGGTCCTCTTTAATTTCCACTCGCAATAATTCTTTTCTTGTTTTTCTCGCCCTTATACCACCCCCTCCGTCACGCGCGCACGAGAAATCTCTTTTGTCGGGAGCACCCACCGGTCTCTACGGGGCATATTAAAACCCGATTTTTTTTCGACCGGGGGTATCCTGACAATTTTATTTTTCTTTACCATCTTTCTTCTGTCAGCGGTTCTTTTTTCTTTGGCTTTCGATATCCATGAACCTCTTCATGACAATCATGGCACAGGCTGATTAGGTTTCTCCGCTTCTCACCTCTAAAGCTGTACCAGATTTCCAATGCTTTATCTGGATGCTTCTTTACATAATTCACATGGTGAACCGTCGTTGCCTTTGTATACTTTCCACGTTTCTTACATAACTGGCATTCATATTTATCAAGCTTTAACACCTGTTCTCTCAATGCTTTCCACTTGCCCCATGTATAGAATCTGTGGATATTTTCTCTTATACATTTCTTTACAAATGCAATCTCATGTTCCGTCATATAATCACCTCAATTGCAGGAGAAGGAATCGAACCTCCGACCTTCAGCTAAGGAGACTGACGAGCTTCCACTGCTCTATCCTGCTATATTTGTGCGATGTCGCACACTGTAGGCTTTTGCCCAAAGCCTTTTATCGTCTTTGCTCAGGACGCAGAAAAGCACCTGGCTTTCACCAGATGCTCTCTACTATTTCTCACTATTCACTTCCTCTATGAATCCTTTCATAAGTTCGCTGATCTTTGAAGCCTGACTGACTCCTGCGGTTTCACATGCTTCTGCAAATTCATCCGCTAACTCTCGCTTTATCTTGAAACCCTTTGTCATCCATCCTGCTTTCTTTTGATACTTCTCCGATGCAATCGTTTGAGGTTTTGGGCTACCTACCGGCATGTTCATCCCTCCACTTACGATATAATTTTCCTGCTATCAATCCTGCTGTCACAGCCACAACAATTGCTACTATCACTTCTATTCTCATAGCTTTACACAGATGAGCCTATGTGCTATATTATTTATACAAGAGAGGCTTTTCCGCCTCTCCTGTATCTTACTATTTTGTGATAAGCCATGTAATAACTCCGGCTATCACTCCAGAAACAACTCCTACGATTGTTTGAACCAGCACTTCAATCCAATCTATGGAGTTTTTCTTTTTCTTTCGTTTCTTGCTCATCTGTATCTCACCTCCTTACAAGTATATAATACCATATGGTTAACCATATGTCAACACTTTTCTCTGAGGTTTTTAAAATTTATAGGACTAATGCAAAAAATACGTAACTTGGCAACTTTACCGGATTCTCTAACACAAGTAGGAACTTGCAGTAGTCCACAATCCGGACAACGGGAATCGAACCCGTGACACACAGCTTATAAGGCTGCCGCTCTGACCGATTGAGTTATGTATCCATATTTTTGTATTAGAAAAGACGCCCTAATGGACGTCTTACATTTGTCTCATCTTCACATCAACTGCCTCTTTTCTGGCATTATGACGCTGGTTCTGATTCTCCGGCTTTACCTTTTGAGTAATGCTGTTGAATTTTTCATTGCTTTTCTTTCTGTTTGACTTCTCTTGATCCTTCTTATCCATTTTCCTCACCTCAGATATAGTATGTGAAGAATGAGAGGTTTTATGTATTGGAAAAGCACCCCAAAGGGAGTGCTTCCTCTATTATATAAATTTTTATATGTGATTTAAATTATCTTTTTTTTGGATCAGATACACACCTTTGACCAGATAACTGCTTTTTAAATGATTTCCGATATTTTGTTTTAATACTCCGTATGGAATATTGCTTATTATCAGATCTCCTTTTTCTGTTGTGTATACAGCATATCCCAAAATAATCCACGTCGGATTAAAATATATCAAATCTAATTTAATATACATTATTCCTATTAATATAAAAAGAGCTGTATTTATTATAAATCCATTATATGTCAGAAATGATTCAGATAACAGTGGTACTACATATGTCATCAAGTATGACACTACAGCATCTCCAGTTCGATCTATTGACTGATATCTATATGATTCATGACTACAAGTCACAAATAAATCAATTGTGCTCGTTATGGATATTGATATAAAAACTATCAAAACCGTTGCAAATATCGTTGCCGGCACAAATATCGCATCTATATTAAATACTATCGGATATTTTTTTATTTGAAGTGCTAATAAAATAATGTATAGCGGAAAATATGATGTAATAAACATTTTAATTTTCATTATATTAAAATTGATTTTATTCATTACATCTCCTCCTATCAAATTGAGTCATCAACTCCGTGTCTCTCCCTGATAATACTTGTATAATACGAATCCCGAATTAAACGGACCATATCCATAAGTTGATGTTTGTCTTCGTAGATAACAGTCTGTTTGCCCCCTTGCATACCGGTATGTATACCCAACTCAAAAATATTTATAGCTTTTTGTACATTTTCAAAATTTTCAAAGCAATGTTCAAGTCTATTTTCCTCATTGAGTAGCCTTGTCAGAATTCTTACTATTCTTTTATCATTTTTGCAGTCTTCCTTAAATTGTTCAAAATTCTCAATCCGTTTTGCTTCTTCTATTTTTTTAATAGCCTCCTCCGACTTTTCAATGTATTGATCATTCATCGAAAATATTCGTTCAAGAGCGATATGATTTAAAATAATGACACTATTTCCGATTGAGATTGTATCAATATCACCATCTACACCCAACATTTCTGTTTCTACCTTGCTAAAACGATTATTTTTTATTTGTCCAAACATACCTTTAGATGACAATTTCTTAAATCTTGTTAATCTACGGAAAAATTTAATGTTTTCTTCTCTCCCATCAATAACACAGTCAACAGACAAACAATAGAAATTTAGTTTATTAATCACACTGTTTCCAATAGTCTCCCTTTCCACTCTATCCTCTTGTAAACTTTCAATGACTTCTTGATAATTTTGAATTTCTTCTGTTTTGCAAGATTCCAACATGTCACCATAAGATCCTATTGGGCTAAATTCGGTAATTGGTAATCTTTTTTGTTTTTCTAGATAATTCCGCACTAATTCTATCAGCTGCTCTGCCACCCCCTCTTCAATCAAAGGCGAATAACTTATGTAAGAATTGTTATTCTTTTTTCTAATAAAATATAATCGACATCTACTCTGTATACCCTCCATCTGTAAAGCTGAGATAATCTTCTCAATATCCATTCAAAATCCCTCCACACAAACCTTATCAAACTCACCACATTTTAATAATAATATACCAAATTTTGACAATTATCAACAATTTGCATCTCATTCTTGTTGTGTTTCGGTTTAATTATTATAGAACATTTGTTCTATTTTTACAATTGACATAACGTACAAAAAACGCCTTGCATTTTCATGCAAGACGCCTTTTATAATTTGTGTGTGGTTTTTACTGGTTGTTTTTAGGAGGAAAGCTAAAAACACCTTAGCCGTCCAGATTGTTTCTTTTGGCTTTATACCATATTATCACCTTTGAAGCGAACAGTGGCGAACATTTATGAAACTTTTTCAAGATATCTCTCGTGCATTATTCTGCAACTATCTTTTGTGAATGGAATCCGCTTTTTGGGAAACATGTAATTCATCCTCATTGCCACCATTTCCCACGTTAGATTATCTATGTAATATAATCTGAACATAGTTCTTAAACGGCTCTTTTCTATCTTCTCTATATATTCCTCTACCTGTATCTGTTTCTCCAGAAGATCCGTCTCCAACATCTGCAGCTTTGCAATGCGCTTTTCAAGTAAAAACTCACGTTTTTCATATTCTCTTTGTGGGAAGCCTGTTATTTTCACTGTTCGCAATGGTTTGTTGCCTTTCTTTCCACATGCAACAGAATCTTGCACAGTAATCTTGTTCAGTTGCTCTATTTTCTTTTTATCCTCTGCAATCCTACGTCTCAGATCTTTTATCTCTTCTTTCATGTCTGCATACTCAATCAGTATCTTCTTGTCCACTGGCAACACTCCCTTTCGTATCTACTCCCCATTTTCTCAAGCAATCCTCCACCGTGTGCTTCTTGTATGCTTGACTCTGCATCCACTTTTTTGCTCCTTCCGATGGTTCATGTTCTGCCATTCCTGCATAGTGATCTTTCTGATCCTGCTTCATTTCTTTCTTGCCACGCCTGTGCTTTAAGGTTGTTCCTCTCATGCCGTCACCTCGATCTGCTCCCCGGTCAATTCTTCCAACTTCTGTTTCATTTCTTCCACTGTCATTTTCTTTGTTTCGGTGCGTTCCCAGATGAGTTCGAGGTTGTCATCATGCATGATACTGCTAATTTTTCTCATGCATTTAATCTTATATACTCTAACTATTTCCAAATCGCTTACCACATTTTTTAAGTTTTCGTTATAGTCTCCCAAATCCACATATCCATCTTCACCAGTCAAAAAGCCGCCTATAACAAGTCTTTTCCCGAAACAGTTATCATTATATTCGACTACCATTCCGTCTTTTAAATCTGACTTTGTAAATTTTTTCTGCATGTAATCACTCCATTCTAGGATTTTATAATTGTACTTTTCTGCAAAATCACGAGACGAATATTCTCCGCTTCCGTAATAACACGTTCCTTCGCGGTGCACATTATAATTTGTATTTTTCAAATAACTTTCTCCGTTACACCACTTCATTCCATGTTCGTGCATCTGCTTGCAGAAATCTTTTGCTTCTTCTTCGGTCTTGCAATTCACCGCAATCTTATTGTCTTTATTTTTAAATTCATCCCAATTAAATTTTTTCATATTTTCTTACCTCACTATCTTCCGCACAATCCAATCTAAAAAAATCACAAACAACAGTATCGGGAATCCCGCAGCCATCAGGTAATCCGCACCTTCTAGCTCTACATCCTCTTCCAATCCTGTCTTTAAAGTAATCACAGTTCCAAGCCCCAATATGTAGTAAAGGGTCAAGAATGCGATTGTAATTAACATGTCCATGCTATTCCTCCGTGTTTTCCTCATCCATTAATCTTTTTCCCCTATCGCTTCGCCAACTCCCGAACCAGTTCATCATTTCCTTTTTTCGTAAGGCCTTCATTACATGTGCAATCCGGATATACACAGCGGAAACAATCCGGATATTTACAGAGCGGCTTTGAAATTTTCGTTCGATTCATTTCCAGTTTTCTCTTGGTCTCCAGCAGATCCGGTATCTGGACCTGTCTTCTGCTGCCCGCTTCCGCAAACCAGATCAGTCCCGATCTCTCCAGATACGCCCGAAAACAAATCTCATTTTTCTCAATCTGGAACATAACTTTCATGTACACCCACACCTCATGCACATCCATCCCGTCAAATAAAAGTTCCTGTATCCTGGATGCGTATTTCTCGTAACCTTCCACTACTCGATCACTTCCATTTCTCTTATTGAGACTTCATAAGCTGTTCTCTCGCTGTCGCCTTTTACATAAATCCTGCTCTGTATCATTCCCATGGCTCTCACTTTTATTCCGACTGGAAGCCCTGCTGCCAGCCTTGCGTTCGAATACCAGCAAATTGCCGGGAGATAATCACTTTTTCTGTGTTTCCTGTTTACTGCAATTAAAATATCCGTGTTTTCTTTTCCGAGTGGTGTCTCTCGATAGAGCGGCTGTTTACAGATATATCCAATCAGATCAATTCTGTTTTGATCCGCTTCACCAGCTTCGCTGATTCCTTTTACAAATACATACAATTTCAAATGATTTCTTTCTCCATCCTTTTCATTGTAAGATCTGTATTCTCCAAAGATTGTAATTCTCCCTCCTACATTATCCCGAATCTCCTGCACTATCTGTTCCGGCACCTGAATCGGTATGACATCCATGTTTCCACTTGTCCGCATGACTTCTATAGTTGATTTATAGATCTTTCTTCTGTCTTGTGAAGTCAATAAATACTCTGGTGTTTCCATAATTTTTCCTGTGATCTTTACTGTGTTGTTTTCCATCTTTTTCTCCTATATTGCATATTCCGCTGATACCCGTCATGGTATTACTCCATTTCCAGCCCGCTCAGCGCTTTCAAGATTCTTCCATCCATGTTATCTTCATTTGCCGGTGTTTTTACAGTCAATAACATTCCAGTCTCATTTACCCACAGGACGAAATATCCCATTCCCATGGGTCCTGTCGGAAAGTCTTCATACTCACCTGTTTCGGATAGGCTTACCATTTCCAGAATTTGATCTGGTATGTAACTCATCTCTTTTGTCTCTACATTCTGTAACACTGCCATTCCCCTGTATTTGATTTCTGTATCCTCATACCGGTCTCTGGCTGATAACCATTTCTTGTATTCCCACTCATCCCTTACTTTTAGTTCATACTGCTTTTCTCCCTTTTCATAAGCTCTGTATACTTCGCCTTCTTCCGGAAGATCCCCTACAAGTTCAATGACTGCTGCCTTATTCTTGCTTGTAAAGTCCTTCTCATATACAAATAATATCCAATAGGCTCCCTGTATGAAGTACATTTCCTCTTTCTTTCCTACAGTGAGTCCTGCACCTTTCCATGCATCCTTCAATATTCTCTTAAATACGCTCGTCTTAATAAACATGATGCTCCTTTCCTCTCCCAGAGTTATCTGGGAGATAATTTGATGGCTTACGACAGGTTTTGTGACGTACCTGCTGTTGTATCTTCACGGCACTTGGCCGGAGATGCTATAAAAATTGGAATCCTGGATGTCCTTCTTTCTGCTTTTCATTTTGCGGTTCTTTCATCAACTCCTGCTGATCCAGATAATTCTTCTTGCTGATCTTCATCCAGTCTTTCCTTGTGTGTGACTTCTCATATTCCCTCTGTGCGATCTCGCAAAGCAGTTCTCTTGTCTTTCTGCAATTATGTACAGCTTCTTTTCCGCTTTTATGGTGCGGTTCACACAAATACACTTTCAATCCCTCGGCTTCCGATAGAATTCTCATCCCGGATCCAAACAATACATGGTGTTCCTCGGTATACTGCTTCCGATAGTCTCCATACAGATTGGCACAGAGATAGCACATGCCCTTTTCTGTGTTCAAAATGCTTTTCGGATGGCTGATTCTCTTTTTCTTCTTTTTCGGCTTAGGAAACGCCATATCACTATAATCAATACTCATAAAGTAATCACTTTCTTTTTCCAGTTGTCCCATCCGCCTTTTGGCCAGGCAAATTCTTTCTTCAGAAGCTGGATGATTTTCTCCGGATCCCCGGATTTTAAGATGTCTTCTATGACTTCTCCTTCCTGGACCACCTCTTCTGTGATCTCATGTACCTGTTTTTCTTCTTCCGGAAGATTCATAACCGGAGCATCCGGCATCAGTTCCGGATAATCTTCCACTTCCATCTGTCCCGGAATCTGTTCTTCTGTTTCTTTTGGCTCTTCCAAAGTTTCCTGTGCTTTTGCAGGTTCTGCCTTTTTCTTTAATGGTTCCGTCTTTAAGACTTCCCTCTCTTTCTTTTCTCTCAGCGGCATCTGATAAACTCTTTCATAGGCGTCTGAATCAGAAGTCTTCTTGCCTTCCGGATAAAAGGTCTGTTCAAATGTTTTGGCCAACTCCAGATAGCTGATCTCTTCTGGTTCTCCCCTGCCGTTGTATGGCATGATCCGAATCTGAAATTCACTGAATAGTGCATTTGCAAATTGCATCCGAAACATTCGGAATTTTGTTGGAGCTACAATTCCCATGATCTCCTTGTTGATCACACTTTCCTCTTTTGGCTCGTCTTCCCATATCCATTTATGCATTTTCTCAAAGCAGTCTTTTCCTTCTCCTTTGAAAAATTCATACACTAACGTTTCCGTCCAGCTTCCATGGTGTTCTTCTGGTGCGATGTCGCACAGGCTCATCTGCGGCGAATAACGATCTTCTGTTTCCCGGATGACTTCTTTTACCTCCCGGATTTCCCGAACCGTGGCATCTCTTGGTACCACTTCCCGCACTTCTTCCGGCAGTGCCAACATTTCAGATAGCTTGCTGCTGCCATATCCCCGGTATTTCTCCTGAATTTCCGGGCTGTTCCCGTCAATACTGTATGTATCGTTGATCTGCATAAACCGGATGGCCCACGTCCTGCTGATATTGAAGGTTTCTTTTGCAAACTCAAAAACATCCGCATACCCCTTTTCTTTATAAAACTCTGCATCTCTAGTCTTTTTTAAGAGATACCCGACTTTAATGTATCCCTCTGCGATATGTTCCAGTTCTTTCCGTAATGCAATTTCTACCCCCTGCAGTGTACTGATTGTCTGTAATTCTTCCATCTATCCAGCTTTCCTTTCTGTACGTTTCAACTTCTTTCTTTTGAATAGCTCAACAAATTCTTTGACTTCCTCTGTCATGTCTCCGTTATATTTTGCCCGACACTGGATCATAACCCCATTGTTTACCTCCATGGTGTAAAACGGCGTCTCCGGATCCTGCTTCTTTCTCAAGAACAGGATCGTTGTCTCACCTTTGGCCACCCGGTCAATGTACGTGGCAACACAATGATGCATGGCATTTCCCTCCTGCCTGATTTCATGGATCCGTTTCGGAAGTCTCAACACAAATTGTTCTGTTTCCATTTCCAGATAGCTGTCCCGTTTTCTGTATTTCTCGTACTTTTTGTCTTTTTTATTGTCCAAATCCTCTTTTGCTTTTATTTCTCGTTCTCTGCTCTCTTCAATCAACTCTTCATGACGCTGTTCTAAATTCTTCGGAAATAAGATCCACGACTCTCTCATGTTGTATCCCAGTTCCTCTGCCATCTTCAGATAATCGTGATAGTCCACGGCTCCTCTCTTGTCTTCTCCTAACACTTCTTTGATGTACCGTTCCATCTTGTGAATGGTGGTATACCGGATGTATCTAGTGAATTTTCTCTGAAGCCTTGCAAAAAACTGAATCTGCCGCCATGTTGGATGTAATCCCTTCTCCTGCATTTCATAAGTGGTGTTATATTCCCTTACACTTGGATTCTTTCCAGCCAACAGCTGGTAATATTCCCCGCTGAGCCCTAATATCTTTTTGCAGGACCGTTCTTTCTTCTTTAAGTATCCTGTGTTGTACCCCTGCATTTCTTCTTTGACAATTCTGTAAAACCCGCACTTTACCAACTGTTCGATTCCAGGCATACGCCGGTATCCATCTATATATTTATCCAAATACATTTTTTCTCGATATTTCCCACGTTTCACAAAACATTCCATTGCAGAATACTGAAACGGTGTTCCTTTTAAGATCTGTTTGAGATTCCGGTTATAAAGGATCGCTTCATGCTCTACCACTTTATAATATCTCCATCCGTCTCTGTAACACCACCGAACCCAGTCTGTCTGCTTATACTGTTCATATTCAAATTCATGAATCTTTTTTAAATTCCGGTCATACGTGATCCGTATCAGCTCCCAGTGCCCGCCGTTTTCCTTTTGTCCATTCCTGAATTTCCGATAACACTTAAAATATCGGTATACATATCCCTCTTTTGTTTTCTGCAAGAGTCCTGCATATCCTCTTGCGTGAACATTTCCTCCTTTCTTTCGGCTTCGGTAGGTAATGGGATGTCTGCAGGATGGACATTCGCCCTCGTCTCCATAGTGTGGATTCCGGATTTTTACTTCTCTTCCACAATGTGTGCAATACCCTTTTGTTACCTTTCTTCCGGCATCATAAAACAAATACTGGGAAAGCACTTCCCGGTCCACAAAATCATCAAAATCTTTCGGCAGTTCCGGCACCATTGCCATCTCAGAATCAATTTCATCAATCTCTTTTCGGTCTTTACTATAGCTTTGCCATCTTGCGATTGCTGCACGTGGCTCTTCCTTCCCGTTGTGACAAAATTCTGTGATCCGTTTTCGGTCCCCTTCTCGTATCCATACTTTTCCACTACTGTACCAGTATCCTTCTTCTAACTCTCCCCATCCTTCCCAATAACTTAAGTTATCTATTTTTGCCGTTCTCCACTTCTCACACAGATTGTCGTAAGTGTAGTACTTGTTTTCTCCCAAAAGGAATACCCGGTATTTTGGATATCTTGTGCCATTCAGGATCATATCTCTTGTAAATACATCGATCTCTAAAACCGTGCCTGTCTTCTTCGCACGATAGAACCAATAATATGTTGCGCTCCACACAGGCGCTCTTCCACATCTTAGTACCTGATCCCCTTGATCTTCCCTGACTGTCTTTCGCATCGTTTCCGTTACTTTTAACTCCGGAAGCTTTAATAACTCTCCTCGTCTCATTTCTCCGCCTCCAGATAGTATTCTTCTGCCATGGCAAATACTTCCAGATCCGGCATGGCCACCAGTTGTGCCCCTCTTCTTTCTTTTACTCTTTTTTCCGCTTCTTTTCGGATATTCTGAAGACATTCTTTGAGTGTCCGGTTCTTTCTTCTTACCGCTCTGGCCAGAATTTCTTTTTCAAAACATCTCATAGACAGATACGACACGATCTCTCCTGCCGGCATCCCGTCTGTTTCCTCCTTTAACTCAACCTGCAGCTTTCCGATGGCCGCATTTACTGAATCTACCAGTTCTTCCGACAGATGCTGCTCATATACTTCCCGGATTCCATCCGGAATCCCGTTTTCCTCTGCCAGTACTTTTAAATGCTCCAGATCCTGCTCCTCCAAAAGTCCTTTTGCACATGCATTCAATTCTTCTACGGAATCAAAATTTCCAAATATATCAAACATTCTGTTTTTCCTCCAGTAATCCCTCTAAATTTTCCACGTAATCGTGATGTTTACTAAATCTGACGGCTATTTCATGCCGTTCTTCCAGTTCCTGATACTGCTGCCATAATTCCAGGTTTTTCACCTCTTCCCCAGACGGTTTTCTCCATTCCGCCCGTTTCCACTGCTCCGGCTTCCCGTTTTCGATCATGTTCTTGATAAAAATACAGTCCGTATACAGGGTCACATGACACGGTGCATTTAGTATTTTCAAGGATTTCACGATTCCAAGCAGCACCAGACGATAATAGGTCGTCTCCTGTTCTTCCCCGCAAATTCCTTTGACTGCCGGTCCTTTGCTTGTCTGACATTCCATTGCGGCCGCCCATCTTCCATCTTTGATACATGGACCTGTCAGACTTGTCCTTATGTAAATATTTACCTCTTTCATATCAAATTCTCCTGTTCAAACGGATCAGGATGTATCTTCGGTATTTGTATCCTGTTACCGGATTGATTCCTTCATGGTATGTTTCTTTGTCAAGATAATAGCCTTTTGGCGGTTTCGGCTCGTCACTCCATGTTTTTCTTTTGTAAACCTTTTCTTCCGCCACTGGAATCTTTAAATTCTTGCTGCAGGAGTACCGGCTTTCTTTCATCTTGTTCTCCTCATCCGGTGTTTTACTTAAATACTCGGCCAGCTTCCGGAAGCCTCCCTCGTCATACAGCAGATCGATGTGGACGCCTCCCTTTTCCCATGCTTTGCGCATGATCAGATCTGCATCGGGGATCCGGTTGATGACCAGGTGGTGATGGACGCCGCCCCGGCTTCCAATCTCGGTATGCAACATCCATTTCAACTCTGCTCCTCGTTTTCTGTATTGTCTTCTTACCTTATCTCTCCACCGTTCAAAATCCTTGGCAGCCTCTTTCATGTCCTGTGGCCGGTTCTCCAATTTATACGTCAATGTCACCCAGTAGTCATTCTCCTGAAAGTTCAGCTTCATCTTTCTCCAACACTTTCGTTCTTTATTCCACTGATTCACCTTCCTGATCTGCTCCGGTGTGGCTTTCTTCTTTTTCTCTCTTGGCATTCCCGGAGCACCATATCTTCCATTGTGATACTCCATCACTTCTCTGATGTCTCCCAGGTCATAACTCTTTCGTTTATACATCCTGTTTTGCTCCTAAGTTTAATATTCTTATCAAGTTGAAAACGGGAGCTTTTTGCTCTCATTTTCTTTGACATTTTGCCAATACAGGTGTACAATATAAATGAACTTTTATTTTGTTTGTATTGGCAAAATATCCGGTGCATCTGTTTGCGGCAGGTGCACTAATTTTTTACGCTTTTTTCTATGTACCTGCAGCTGAGTTCTAATCCTGCTGTCATGATGATCATCCCGATCCATAAGGATCCGGTTCCCATCAGCATGATCGCACAGATTTCCAATGCTGCTTCCAGGATCCGCAGTAATTCTTCTGCATACCGAAGCTGTCTTCTCTTCCGGAAACTCATACGATGATGTACTCTCCCCCGATCTCTTCTGCTACCTGTTTCGCTTCCTGGTACGTCCCATACTCGCTCCGGATCTTTCCGGATTGCCAGCGAATGATCCATATCTGTTTCCTCTCCTTCTCTTCATTCAAACCCAAGTTCTTTGATCCTTTCTTCGATTAGCTTCAACTCTGCAACAGCTCCTTCCTCTTCCGGAAACTGCCGCAGTTCCTCTCTTCTGCTGACAAGCCTGCTGTACTCAATGACTTGTCCTGCCGTCATGTTCAAGATTCTCTGGTCCATTGATCGCTCCTTTGATTTTTACTGATTTTCTTCCTTGATACTCCAACTCCCTGCAGTAATTGTTTAAGCAGGCAATCGCATGCTGTTTCTGCTGTTCGGAATAACCATTCACTCTTTCCGTGGATTCCAGTGTCTGGATGAATTTCTCAATCTGATTGATTGTCAGCCTTTTCATAGCTTGTCCTCCCTTCTACCGCCTAAGCGGTTTTTCTTCTTTCGAATCCTATATTTTTCATTGTTTCATCTAATTTTTTCTCCAAGATTTGAGAAAGTTCTTCTCGTTTTAAATCCTCTTGATTTACCCACGATCCATTGATTTTTATCATGCTTACTACTTCGATTCCTTTCATTTCACCACCCCTCTACTATGTATGAATTATTGGTTGTCTGTGTTACAATCCATATGTGCTGCCATCGCAACCTCCGTGGCGGGATTGCTTTCTTTTTGCTTAACATCGGAAGAAACGGATGCGCTCACTGCATTCCAGAGAAAAACAGCGGATAACCATTAAGAGCTGCTTCTTTTAAATGAGGTAGCTCTTTTTCAGGCATCTCCTCTTCAAGAAATTCTGCAAATGCTTCAGGAGTTTTTTTGACTTCGATTAAACCGAATACCATATCGGAAAACTCTTTCTCTCTAGTAATGGATTTCAATATATCGAATTTTTTATCTTTCTATCCTTATTTTCTTTGCCAAGGCCTATAAACTCATCGATATACTTTTCGATATGTTCCACTTCTCGAATTTCTTCGCGCAACTCTTCTGGTTGTTCAAGAATTCTTTTCGTAGCATTTATGATCAAATTCTCCGTATTTACCTTCTGAATTTTGATGCCATCTTCACACTTTTTGATGCGATACAACAAGCGATCCCATTTTCGTCTTGAAACCCACATCTTTCTCACCTCTTTCTTTTTGAATCTTTATTGTCATTTGTTTCCTTATCTCCTATAATTTACATACAAGGCACGGCCATGCCTTAGTAAAATAAAAGGAGATATTATAGTGACTCTTGATTTAAACTGTGTCCGTGACACTCTGCTTACATTAGAAGAATGGCTTGTTCTTGATGACAATTTGGATTTTCATCGGCTAGGTTTAGATGACATTTGTCGTTCTTCTGAAATGCTTAAACATTCAAAATCATCTATTGCCTACACTCTAGTGCTTCTTGATGAAGCAGACTTTATCAAATGTTCGATTTCTTATGAAGGAACTAGTATTTATTACCTTGCAGTAAGACGATTAACATATAAAGGACATCAATTTCTCGATTCCATTCGACCTCAATCTACATGGAATAAAATTCACGCTATTTGTGAAAAAACTGGTCTCAAATCCTTGGCTACTGTAATGGAGATATCCGATATGCTATTACCTGACACACTAAAAGCAGCCATAAATCCTTAGTGTATGGAACTCTTCTGTGTTTCGGAAGAGTTCCACGAGAACACACCTTCTTCCATGTGCCGCTCCTTTTCTCTTTCATTATTCTCCTTTATGCTTTTTTCAAAAATATATCCCACCGCCTCCGCTTCTCTTGGTGTTATTTTCTTTTCACTAAGAATGGAGATCAATTCTTGCACCACATCCAATATTTCTTCTCTATTCATTCGTCCCATATTCCTCACCTCGCTTTCTACTCAAGAAAGTAATCCACTGATACGCCGAAGTAATCTGCTAGGATTTTTAGTTTTTCTGCTTTAGGTTTACTCCTGCCTCTTTTCCAGTCTGTAAACGTAGACTTCGTAATTCCTGTATCAGAAGCAACTCTGTAATCCGTAATTTCTTTCGAATCACGCAACTCTGCATACTTTTCGTACATTTTTTCACCTCTTTTCCGAACTTTCTATTGATTTTAGTTCGGAAATCAGTTACAATATATTTACCAGATACATTGACAAAGAATTGTGCTACAATTCTGTTTTGATTTCCGAACTTTGTAACTTTATTATAGTGCGGATTTCAGAACTTGTCAATGCTTTTTTGTACTGATTTCAAAATTTTTTATGAGGTGTATTATGTATGAAATTTATTGCAAGTTAAGAGATGAAAAAGGATGTAAAGATGCGGATGTTGCGAAAGCTACTGGTATAACTAAGTCTACTTTTTCTGATTGGAAGAATGGGCGAAGTAAACCAAAAGATGAGAAGCTTACTAAGATAGCTGATTACTTCGATGTACCATTAACATATTTCTATGAGGAACATAGGGATAATGCAGCATCATTGACAACGAGAGATGAGCGTGACATTTCCAAGACAGTAAATGACTTAATGGAAAAATTGGAAGCAAAAGATGGGGCACCACTGTTTTTCGATGGTACTGAAATGAGCCCAGAAACAAAAATTTTATTCGAACAGCAATTAAAGTCATTAGTAACTACTGTTAAGGAAATCAACAAGGTCAAGTTTAATCCGAACAAAAATAAAAAGTAGGTGATTACCTTGAAGCAAGATGTAAAAACAATAGTGAATAATTTAATAAGTAAATACGGCACAAGAAATCCTTATGAATTATGTGATTACACAAATACAATTTATCAAATATGTGATATCGGTGATGTATTAGGTTGCTACTTACTTATCAAAAGACAAAAATGCATTATGCTAAACAAAAAAATAATAGGAACTCCAATGGAGAAATTTATTTTGAGTCACGAATTGGGACATTCTCAATTACACAGAAAAAATGATTGCTATTTCTACGGAAGCACATTATTTTCTAAGCTCAAAGAAGAAAACGAAGCCAACACGTTCGCCGCAGAGCTTCTCATACCAGATTCTCTGATCTACGAGAATCCGGGCATGACCAAAAAACAGATTGCAAGACTAGCTGGATATGATGAAAAGATTATGGATTTTAAAAGTTTTAAATGATATAACCGCTATGGCGTTTATATAAAAGTTATGTGGTGTTAAGGTACAGGAGAAAAGAGGAGAAAATGAAAAAGAGAATTGTAACTATATTTTCAGTAGGTATTATTGCTTTATCAATCACTGCTTGCGGAAAAAGTTCTGGTGATTCTAGCGAAATCACAAAAAAATTAGATTTTGATATAATCCAAGAGAATCTGGATACTGCATTTAAAAATTCAGAGACTTATTCTATGTATAACAGCTGCGATATAGAATATGACTCTGATGGAAACGATTTAAATATTATTGTAGCAGTAAATGATTCTATTGATCCTTCTCTTTCCGTTGATTATGCCAAATATGCAATTTCTACGATAAACTACGAAGCTCAAAGACAAGTTGAAGGTCTTAAAGATTACAGTAATTCCGATAACTATTACGGTGGTCTGTTCGATGATGTGGATGCCTTTATTACAGTTGCTCCAGTCAGTGCATCTAACGAAGATGATTATTTCATTTTTGAAAGTATTCCGAGAGGAAGCAATAGAGAAATAAAATTGCACTAAAAACCTTCCAGAATAAAATATGAAATTACTATCCTCTGCGCATTGCAGGAGAATATCTATAAAAAACTATCGACTGCTAATAAGGACTCTCGGTGTATGTACTGCTGTAGATAACTATGTTATTTATTTTATTCCCCATTTAGCGGTTATGAAATCAATATAATCGCCATGGCGTTTATATATGTGGTGTTATGTATGGGCCGAAGAAAGGAAGAAAAAATGGGGCTTAGATTTAGAAAAAGTTTCAAAATTGCTCCAGGAGTAAAATTAAACTTCGGAAAAAAGAGTCAAAGTATTACATTTGGAGGGAAAGGAGTTCATTACACTGTTAATTCAAAAGGTAAAACAACTAAAAGTATTGGTATCCCTGGAAGTGGATTATACTATACTGAAACATCTAATTCAGGATCCGGTTCGATGCAAGACGAGAATCGCTCCAACACAGGTGGCTTTAATATAAAGAACATGGGATGTCTTGGATGGATACTTATTCTGGTTTTAGGATTGATTGCAATGACGTTTGCTATAGCTTTATATCCTGCTTTCTGGATTCTTGCCATTCCTGCTACAATCTATTTTCTAAAAAGTAAAAAATATTCTAAATTTAGGAAAAGAAATATCGCCATCTGTTCAATTATATTTATAACTTCCCTACTACTTTTTATGTCAATACCGCCTTCATCGGAAAGTGATTCAGATAAAAACAGTAGTACTGAAGCTAAACAGGAACAAACTATTGCCAATAATAAGGCTGATACAAGCAAAAGGTCGGCAACACCCAAAAAATCTACTTCCGATAAGAAGACTATAAAGGCCGTTTCTCTTACAGGAGATTTGTTGCAAACGCCAGTATTTACTGCTGATATTGGAACATCTGGAATGATTAAACAAATTTCTCTCACTGCGAAAGAAAATGCTTCTGCTTTATCAGATGAGCAAGCGACTTTAATTATTAACGATATAAGATCAGCAGCACATCAATATTATACGGACGAGTCATGTATGCAAAAATACCTTTGGTACGGGTATCTTCTTGATTACAAATATGATGATGCTGACACTCGTTCTAATCTCGGACGTAGTCTTTATCAAAGCATCAAAAATGTTTATTGCCAAACCGATACAGCGGAAAGTAATACAACTGTTTCTACTTTGGAACAAATCGATGCATCTTTTGCAAAAATGGATGAAGAAGCCGCAGCATTGGCCGCACAACAAGCGCAAGAAGAAGCACGAAAACAGGCTGAGATTCAGGCACAGCAAGAAGCTCAAAGACAAGCTGAACTTCAAGCACAACAAGAAGCTGAAGCTGCCAGAATAGCTGCAGAACAGCAAGCGGCTGCTCAACAGACCCAACAGCCTCAAGAAGCTTCTGTATGGTTATCTGCTACTGGAAGTAAATACCATAGTGTTCCTGATTGTGGCAATATGAATCCTAATAACGCTCGCCAAGTCTCTTTGAGTGAAGCACAAAGTATGGGATACGAACCTTGTAAAAGATGTCATTAAACTCTCCTGCCCCACTGAGGGCAGTAATTCATGATACATTTGGAAAGTGGGAATCGGATCTTGAGACAAGAAAGGAGAAAAAATCATGATGTGTTTTACATGTAAAGGTAATGTAGAAGAATCTACAACGACTTATATGACAGAATATAACAATTGTTACATTATCATCAAGAATGTTCCTTGTAAAAAATGTACTCAATGTGGCGAAGAATATCTGAATGGTGTTACCCTGAAGAAAATTGAAACTATTCTGGAAAAACTCAAAACTATGCTGACCGAGTTTGCAGTAGTCGATTATAACAAAGCAGCATAGGCGTAAAAAAATACCGCCCCAGTGCTACCAACACTGAGACGGTCTACATATCCGAAGATATGCGATTGAAATCCACGAATATTGTATCATCTTCGGAAACAGCTTGCAATCCAGAACATTTGTTCTGTGCTGGCTGTTATTTTTGTACCTATTTTTACATAAATTAAATGAGGAGATGATCTAAAATGAGCGCAAGATATGCCTATGGTTACGTCCGTGTGTCCACTGATAAACAGGAAGAACTCTCGCCAGACTCCCAAGAGAAGCTGTTACGGGAATACGCTGCCAAAAACAATATTATCATTTTGAAGGTTTTCTTTGAGATCGGAATATCCGGTAGAAAAGCTGACAAGCGTCCAGAATTCCAGAAAATGATCGGGCTTGCAAAATCATCCGATCATCCGGTTGATGTGATTCTGGTTTGGAAATTCAGCAGATTCGCAAGAAATCAAGAAGAATCTATCGTATACAAATCCCTGCTGCGGAAGCAAAGCAACGTTGATGTTGTGAGTGTGTCAGAACCTTTGATAGATGGTCCATTCGGCTCTTTAATCGAGAGAATCATTGAATGGATGGATGAATACTACTCTATCCGGCTTTCTGGCGAAGTCCTAAGAGGGATGAAAGAAAAGGCTACAAAAAAAGGATACCAGATGTCCCCACCTTTTGGGTATCGTGCTGTTGGAAACGGAGATCCTTATAAAATTGATCCGGATGAAATGAAGGTCGTGGATTTTATCTGTGATGAATTTGATTACCGCAACTCAGATACCACAAAGATAACAAGAAAGCTAAACGATATGGGAGCCCGCACAAGACGAGGGAATCCTTTCGAATCCCGTAGCGTAGAAAGAATCTTGAAAAATCCATTCTATTATGGTCTTGTCGCGTGGAATGGAATAACATTCATGGGAACGCATGAAGTCCATTACTCAAAAGAACGCTTCGAAGCCCGCATAAAAAAGATACAGACTACATACAAGCCACTGAAGCGCCGTGATGTATCCTCATGTAAACATTGGTTATCAGGGATTTTAAAATGCGGATACTGCGGGGCCTCTCTCGCCTACAATGGTGCAAACAGGCACTCACCTGGTTTCCAGTGTTATAAGTACAGTAAAGGAATACATACCGAATCCTGTTCGATATCAGAGAAAAAAGTGATCGCTGCACTGGAAGAGTATTTTGAAAAACTTCTTTCCGGTATGGATTTTGAATACTCCTACCACTCTGCTGAGACCGGTGAGAAGATATCAGAACGTGAATCGCTCCTGGCTGAGCTTGATAAGATTTCAAACAGAGAGAAACGGATCCGTCTCGCTTATGAGAATGAAGTAGATACTTTGGAAGAATATAAACGGAACAAAGAGCGTCTGCAAAAAGACAGGGAAGATATTTTGATGCAACTGGAAAATCTCAATAAGAATAATGAAGATACGAAAACAAAATCTGACGTGCTCAAGAACGTGCAAACTGTATATGATGTGATTAAAAATGATGCGATCGACTATGGTACCAAAGGCATTTTTATGAGAAGTTTGGTGGAAGATATCGTTTATGACAAGAAAAACAGCAAGCTGATATTCCATCTTTATATCTCGTAA